TTCAAGAGTTTTGGAATCATGAAGACTTCCCCATTGATGAGTACGGATACTGCATTCAAAAGTAACATTTAAGGGGAGCAAATTCGCTCCCTTTTTTTATACTTTTTTTTACTTCTATGATACGGTAACCTTGAGACCAGTTTTGTCTGTATTTGGAAGACATTGTACCATGAAGGTTTTGCATATGTAGGTTATTTTCTTTACACCATTTTGATAAATTAAAAACTTCAAACTTTTCACCATTCTTATTTTCAATTATAAAAGTTTTTGCTAATGAATGCTCTACATTTCTCTGAGAATTGCACCATTCTAAATTATCAATCGAATTATTTGATCTGTTTTTATCAATATGGTTAATTTGTGGAAGATTGTCTGGGTTTGGTATAAATTCTTCGGCAATCAACCTATGAATATAATAAGAAGTTTTATTTAATTTAACTCCCAAATACCCTTTACACCGATGAAACTTTTTTAATTCTTTTCCTTTTGAATTATAAAAACTACCATCTTCTGATATAAAGTAACCAGGATGATTTCTTAATTCTTTCATATAATTAAATAACTCTGGTTTATTTAGGTTCTACTTATAATCCTAGCACGCCACCCCCACCTTAGGTCAACCCCCTGACCGATAAGGATTCCTGATCACCCAAACCCTTGGCAGGTGCTCTGGATCGTGTAGGATACCTGCAGTTCACACCACTGAACCAATGACCCGCACCAACGTTCTGCCCATGGATCGCGTCACCGTGACCCTGACTGAGGCACAGTGGAGCACGATCCGAACCGCAGTGCTTTGCCTTGCTTGCGACTGCCGCACCGCTGGCAAGCACACCGATGCCACCTACTACCTGAACGCCTACAACAACCTGAAGGTAGCGATGGGAATGGACGCCTGACCTAGTGGCACAAGGGGGATTGCAAGATCCCCCTCCGTGCCCTTATACTGATCTCAGTTCACACCACACCACCGATGCGAACCTTCTCACCCGCTTCCGACCTTCAAACCCGCCAGACCGTGTGGGCACTGCTGAAGAACGGTTCTCCAGTCTGCGCCAAGGGAGAACCTGGCATCCTAACAGCAGTGGAGATCGCTGGGTTCTTCTTCAGGAAGTATGGCAAGGATCTCAAACCGCTGGAGATCTGATACAATACAGGGGGGAGAGCAATCCCCCCATCACCACCATCACACCACACCACCATGAACACCTTTCTCACCGCTGAAGAAATCCTGCAACTGGTAACCACTGGTATGGTTACATTGACTGAGGATCTTATGATCAGAATGTCAGAATCTTATGAAGAATCTGAATGGTACAATGATCCCAACAATGTGATGTCCCGTCATCATTATTGATTAGTGGTAGTTTCATCTTTTTTGATCATTATGACCATTGCAACTTTACACTCTGAATGGCAAATCGCTTTTGCAGAATGGCATCGCCACCGCACTGATGAATGTGCCGAAGCAGAGAAAAATGCAAGGGTTAGTTATCTCTCACTCATTCGTGAGATGAGAAAAGCAAAGATTAGATCTCGAACAGAATAGTCTCGACGAGATCACACACATCAATCTAGTCGAGATGCACATCATACACATCTCGTCGAGAATACACATACATCACATAATCTAGTCGAGATCGCACACATCAATCTAGTCGAGATTACACACACATCACATAATCTCGACTAGATACACACACCTACAACATACAATCTCGACGAGATTGTACACATTTAACACACATTCGCAACTAGATTCATGCACAACACATCACGCCAAATTAACTCAATCGGGTTCACAATTACTTATCAAACACCATACAATCAATGCGAATGGCGTACACAATCATTCACAACTAGAGAAGAGGCAGAGAGAATGATTGCATTCTATAAGTCTTGTGGAAGTCCTGCTAAGTTTGTATAAAGAACTAACTCAGGATTAAGTGTAGTTTGTTAGTCAGTGGTGTGGTTTAGTTCTCTACACTTAGTCCTGTCTTAGTTCTTTATACTTTATACCTTCTGCTGTTTGAGTTTAGTTAAAACAACACTGTTTGAGTTTAGTTAAAACAACACTGTTTGAGTTTAATTAAATCAGTGCTGTTTGAGTTTAATTAAATCAGTACTGTTTGAGTTTAATTAAATCAGCACTGTTTGAGTTTAATTAAATCAGCACTGTTTGAGTTTAATTCACTTAGTACTGTTTGAGTTAAATTAAATCAGTACTGTTTGAGTTAAATTAAATCAGCACTGTTTGAGTTTAATTCACTTAGTACTGTTTGAGTTAAATTAAATCAGTACTGTTTGAGTTTAATTCACTTAGTACTGTTTGAGTTCTTTATACTAACTGCCTGCTGCTGCGATTCCAACCACACAAGCGCCCGATCTGTCAAGCGTTTGCCCATAAGCGTCACTGATCAGTCGGATTTGCTTTTTGGTATCCTGCGATACCTTTTGCCCTTGCGGGATCGTTGCCGACCCTTTACAGTGAGCGGAGCGAACCTTGAAAACCGAATAGGGCAACGGGCGGAGCGCGGGCGGCGCTGCGCTTCGCGGGCGACGTGTCGGGCGGGATCCCACGCGCACCGTTGCGCTATTTTTATATTTTTAAGATTCGCCATTCGGTTACATTTTTGTCCTTTATTTTTCACAGTCCCATGACACTTCTTGTCGGACAAGTTGAAACTCTCATGCCTGAACTTCTGCAGGCAATGGAAGACGCAGACGCTGCAAAGCGTCGCGTTGATGATCTCAAAGCGCAGATGATTGCGCTGATTGAAGAACCTCAAACGGTCAAGACTTGCTGGGGTTCGGTTACACTTAACCGTGGCAGACGCACGGTTAAGGTTACAGATAAGGCGCTGAATGCGCAGATCACACTACTTAAGGAGAGCGGAATCTCCGAGGGTAAGTGTGAGGAATCGGTAGGATCTCCTTTCGTCACTGTTAGGAAGTCCGACCGATAAGTTACATTCAGGGAGGCGGAATCGCCTCCCTATTCTTTCACCTTTCACCCACAAGATCAATGCAAACAAAATTGCAGAATCAAGCGATTGTCGATGCAATCGCCTCTAAAATTGTCAGCGAACTCTACAATCGAGTGCGCTATTCCTGTGACGATCTCTTCATTGAGATGCACAAGTATCATGAGGATTGTATCAATGAGAGAGAGTTCTTCTACGATGATTCTAACAGTGAAAAACTAACCTTCGATTGTATCTGGGACTTGATAATTAACACCGAACTTTATAACATCTACGATAGTTTGGAAGGTTACTCTCAGGAAGCGGTCAAAAATTACGTCAGGGAAGTCTATCCTGACTGGCGCGATTCAATCGACTGAGTTACATTTAGGGAGGCACTTCCACCTCCCTATTTCACACAAACCACACCGCTATGAAATTCTACCAACTGTTTATTCTCTCCGATAATAGTATCGGTGAGCATTGTGTTGATCATGAAGTCTACCTAAGCGAAGATTTTGCCATGAAAAAAGGGCAGCAAATCTACAACTGCAACAACAACGTGACGGGTTACGTTGTTGTTGAAATTAACAACAATAAGCGCCGTATTGTGTATCAGGCAGTCGATAAAGAAGTCTGCCATTTGTATGACTTTAACGGAGAAAGAATCCTCGCAGTGTACTAGACTACGCGATTAAGTTACACTTAAGGGCGGCAATCTTCCGCCCTTTCTTTCACCTTTCACCTCATTTTCAAGACAATGACTGTTACGATTAAGACAAACTATGTTCCCCGCGAGTGCACTATGGGGATGTATCTTTGGGGTAGTTTGAAACAGCAACTCAAAGCGCAGTTCGACTACCTTACCGAAACAGAATTCGACGATACCGAATTCTTCAAATATCGCGGAGTTTGGTATTCTGTGAGCGACTTCATTCGCGTGGTTGCTGCACCTCATGAGCACCTTTATGGGTGGGATGGGTACAGTTCCGACTCCTACTTTAGTGGAGTTGTTATGAAATACTGCTACGATGGCACTGTCATCGTGGGCACCTATTTCTCATGAGTTAGTTACACTTAGTGGGCGGCAGTTGTTTATACTCTGCCGCCCCAATCACGAACGATTAGTATAACTTATTCGTTCGTGTTTGACAGTTAAGCGATCCTTATGGGCGGATCGGGCGGATGCGATATAAAAACCCAACACTACCCTAACCTACAAAAGTAAATATAGACTGTGTTTTACTTGACAAATAAAAAATTTTCCAGTATAAAATACTCAAAAAATACCCTTAACAAAAAATCCACCCTATGAAAGAAACTCAGTACCCAGGATATTATATTACAGAAGACGGAAGGGCATATAGAAAACCCACAAAAAGGGATTCATCCGGAAAAATAGATGAAAATGGTTTAATATACTTAAAACCCAGTCTTAGAGGAAATCCAAGAAATAAAAAATATCAATATGAGTGTATTAATATTTCATTATATGATGAGAATGGAAAATTTGTAAAGCAAATCAAAAAAAGCATTCATCAATTAGTTGCAGAAACTTTCATTCCAAATCCGAATAATTATTCAGAAATAGATCATATTGATAGAAATAAGAAAAATAATCATATAAACAATTTACAGTGGTGTAATAAACTTCATAATATGAGATGGAGTTCTGAAGAAAATGCAAAATATTTTAAACTAACTGACATAATTACAAATAAAATATATGAAGGGGAAAATCTTCAAAAATTTATTAGAGAAAACTGGGAATGGATTTCAAAAAGAACAAAAATCAATAATGATAGAAAATTTACAAGTCATTTGATAAGAAAATATAAAAAACAAGCAGTCGTAAATGGGTTTATTCTTAAAAGATAAAGACTCATATATAAAAACAACCCTCATAATCACTTAGATGAAAAAAAATTCCGGAGATATTTTTGAGTCCATAGAGATCGACCCAATTACAGGACAGTATTACATCACCATACCAGAACAAATTATGAATGAATTGCAGTGGTACGAAGACACTCGAATTAAATTTTCAGTTGAAGGTGGCGAGGTCATTTTATCAGAGGCGGATTGACTTCTTATAGATACTGTTGTATGATATGAATGCAATTACTTTCTATTATGGCTAAAGGTTTTACAGTAAAAGCAAAGGCACCAGTTGCCTCACAAGAACAAGAATGGGACTATAATCTAGCAAGAGAAATGGTGAAAGGAAAATCCATTGTCTTTTGTCTACCAGGAAGAGGAGTCTCATATACCTACCTCAAAAACTTTGTACAACTTTGTTTTGATCTTGTACAATCGGGAGCAAGTATCCAGATCTCGCAAGACTATTCATCGATGGTAAACTTTGCAAGATGCAAATGTTTAGGTGCGAATGTACTGCGTGGACCAGATCAGATTCCCTGGGATGGCAAACTGAATTATGATTGGCAACTTTGGATTGACTCCGACATTGTTTTCAATACTGAAAAGTTTTGGCAACTTGTACTGATGGACAAGGACATTGCTTCTGGATGGTATGCAACAGAAGACGGTCACACAACATCAGTGGCGCACTGGTTGGATGAGGATGATTTCAGAGGTAATGGTGGTGTGATGAATCATGAAACCGTTGAAAGTATCTCAAAGCGTCGGAAACCATTTACAGTTGACTATGCAGGATTTGGATGGCTTCTAATTAAGAACGGAGTCTTTGAACATCCAGAAATGAAATATCCTTGGTTTGCACCAAAGATGCAAGTCTTTGAATCTGGACAGGTTCAAGATATGTGTGGAGAAGATGTATCATTCTGCCTCGATGCAAAGGAAGCAGGATTTGAGATTTGGTGTGATCCTCGTGTTCGTGTCGGTCACGAAAAAACCCGCATTCTATAATTATGACAGAAACTTACAATATCCTTTGTAAGGGTCGTAGAATCTATGCAAGTCTTACAGAGGAAGAATATTTCAATGTTATGGAGGATCTGTCGATAGAGTTTTATCAGACAGGTTCTCCAAGACCTGAAGATCTTGAAACTGAAATTTTAACGGAGAATCAATTATGGCAAAAGTCGGATCACTGAAAAATAGTTCTTATAATCCTGGTCCACCTAAGAAGTCTCGTCAAGGAGACGGTGGGGGCACTAAGTATGCTTCGTCTTCTCGTAATAAAGCACGTAAGAAATATAGGGGTCAAGGTAAAGGATGACCTTTAATTTAACACTCTACACCTATCTCGCTCCAAGTAAAGTTTGTAGTGGGGTAGGTGTTTTTTCTTTAGTGAATATACCAGTAGATACTCTAATATTTTCACCAGGTCCCATGGTGAAAATATTATGGACTCAAGTGAATGAAGCACTTAAAAAAAGACTTGAGACTTTAACCTATTATGATAATGAAGGATTTTGGGTCGATTCGGATCTTGCAAAATTAGGACCCCAATATTATATAAATCATTCACATAATCCTAACGTAGCATATAACAAAAACACTGGCGAATTATATGCAATACGTAATATTCAAAAAGATGAAGAATTAACAGACTACTATTTTCCCGGAGAAAGAGATTGGCTTACTTAAATCATAGTTTACCTGATTGGTCTTGTTATATTCGCAATGAATTTCTTTATAATCATAAAAAAGGTCATGGTGAAGTAACTAAATGTGATGTTCACTCTGTTGCAAGTATAGAAAAACGTGTACCTCTTTTTGAGGCATTTTTGGAAAACGGTGTAAATTGGACTAGAAGACCTCTACACGCTTTTTGTTGGGATCCTAATGCTGCGATAGAACCTCTTGAGAACATTATGTATTGGGATTGTTTTTCTCCATATATTGATGTTCAAAGAAGACATAGACTTGCCAATTTAGATGCTCAACTTATTCGCCCAGACGGAAAAAAAGTATTAGGAACATATATGTTCACCCTTGATTGGTCATGGGAAAACAAAGGAGTGCTTGATTTGAACTTTTCAGAAACTCCAGAACATAAATGTGCTCATCTATTTAAGGTTGAAACTGGTAATTATTATGCATATCCAAATAATCGTATTATTTGGTATGATAATGCTTGGGTTTTTAATAGAATAGATAAAAATCCTGGATATGAAATAGACATGACTGCATATTCTGTAGAAAATAAACGAAAAATTGAAACTTCAGATCATTACATTTACGAAATCACTGATTTAGAACAAAAATAAATAACTTTTTTACACTAAAACTGAATTGAAACAGTACTCAATGGGTAAACACCTACTTTTAGAGGTGTATGATGTTGATTTTGAAGTGATTAACAATGCTGAATCACTTCAAGATGCTATGATTAGAGGCATAAATCGCGCAAAAATGACTATTTTGAACACATTTTCCCATTGTTTTGTTCCTCAAGGGTGTACAGTAGTCATTGCACTAGCAGAAAGTCATGTTTCTTGCCATACTTGGCCAGAAAATGGATGTTTAGCAGTTGATGTTTATACTTGTGGGGATGGAAATCCAAAATTAATTGCTTTAGAACTATTAAAATACCTAAATTCAGACAATTATAATATTAGAGAAATAGATCGTTAAATACAAATAAGGAGATAGCAACCTCCTTTATAAAAGTTCTGTTTTATTCATTAAAACAGGAGTTAAAATGTCAAATTTACCCGTTGATAGAGATTGGGAATACATGAAATCGATGTGGGGAACTACACATCTTATCACTGATTACCAATCCCAACCTCAAAAAAGAGTTATTCAAGAAGTTATGCACGATCTTGCACCTCGTCATGACTTAAAAAAACAACAAGAGTTACATGAAAAAATTCGTAATGATGATGATTATGATGATTGGGACTATGGAACTGAACCAACATATGGAACATCTTGGAAATCATCATAAATAAGTAAAGAATTTATCTAAAAATGGCAGTCACTAGGATATCCAGATCTTTTAAGGATATTAGTTTATCTTTTGACCCACATCCTGTGACTAAAGATCTATCTGTTTTGACAAATGAACGCGCAATTATTCGCTCAGTTCGTAATTTAGTCGAAACAATTCCAACTGAAAGGTTTTTTAACCCTACACTTGGATCAGATGTAAGAAGCAGTTTGTTTGATTTTGTTGATTATGCAACTGCTTCTACAATTGAAGATCAAATTATTGAAGTAATTAATAATTATGAACAAAGAGTAACAAATGTAATTGTTCAGGTTGACCCCATACCAGATCTTAATGAATTTGAGGTGACCATTACATTTGATATTATTGGACAAGAAATACCAGCACAACAGTTTTCATTCATACTAGAGGCAACAAGATAAAATGCCTTTTACTAAATTTACAAATCTAGATTTCGATCAGATAAAGACCTCGATCAAAGATTATCTCCGTGCTAACTCTACATTCACGGATTTTGACTTTGAAGGGTCTAATTTTTCTGTTTTAATTGATACCCTAGCATATAACACATATATTACAGCATTTAATTCTAATATGGTTATAAACGAATCCTTTTTGGATTCGGCAACTGTAAGAGAAAATGTAGTATCTCTTGCAAGGAATATTGGATATGTACCTTACTCTAGAAATTCTGCAGCCGCTACAGTATCATTTACAGTAAGTGTAGCACCTAATAGTTTCCTGCAGGACAATACACCAGTTTATACCCCTACAGTGACCTTACAGGCGGGTCTGGTATGCACTGGATCTGTAAAAGGAACCTCTTATGTATTCTCTATTCCTGAAAATATTACAGTTCCAGTAGTAAATGGTGTAGCGACATTTAGTAATATATCAATCAAAGAAGGAACCTTTCTTACCAAAAGATTTACTGTAAATGCTTCTTTAGATCAAAGATTTATATTAGACAACTCATTTATTGATACCTCTACAATTAGAGTCTATGTTAAAGGATCAAGTGATAGTGGACTAGGGGTAAAATATTCATTAGTCGATAATATTTTTAAAGTTAACTCAACTTCTCAAGTATTCTTAATTCAAGAAGTTCAAGATGAAAAATATCAATTACTTTTTGGTGATGGATTTTTTGGTCAAAAACTTGAAAACGGTGCAATTATAACTACGAATTATATTATAACAAGTGGAAAAGATGGAAATGGAGTAGAAACATTCTCTTTTGCAGGTTCTTTAAGAGATGCTGATGATAATAATGTAATTTCACAAAATACAATCACAGTTACTACAAATCAAAAATCACAAAATGGATCTGATATTGAAACTATAGATTCAATTCGTTATTTTGCTCCAAGATTATATGCTTCTCAGTATAGGGCAGTAACTGCAAATGATTATGAGACGATTATAAAATCCAAAATTTATGGAAATGCAGAATCAGTTTCGGTTATTGGTGGTGAAGAATTAACTCCACCCCAATTTGGGACGGTGTTAATTAGCATTAAACCGAAGAATGGTACTTTTGTTTCTGATTTTGATAAAGAAATTATACTTTCAAAGTTAAGACAATACTCAGTTTCAGGTATTAATGCAAAAATTATAGATCTCAAGATTCTTTATGTTGAGATTGAATCATATATTTACTATAATGAGAGTCAAGTAGCAAGTTCTTCCGACTTAAAAACAAGAGTAAATAATTCACTTACAAAATACTCAGAGTCTGTCGATTTGAATAAATTTGGTGGAAGATTCAAGTATAGTAAGTTACTGCAAGTTATTGATAATACTGACACTGCAATCACATCAAATATTACCAGAGTTAGAATAAGAAGGGATTTAAAAGCACTTATAAAGCAACAAGCACAATATGAAATCTGCTTTGGCAATCAATTCCATGTAAATCAATATGGATATAATATCAAATCCTCAGGATTTAGAGTACAAAACGAACCAGATGTTGTTTACTTTACAGATGTTCCAAACTCCGATGGAAAAACAGGAGTTATTGCGATCGTAAAACCTTCAACAGAAGCTTCTACAGAAACACAGTCTAATGTTTCTTTGCAACCATTTATCATCGTTCAGTCTGCTGGAGTAGTTAATTATGAAACTGGAGAGATAACTATTAACACAGTTACCATTACATCAACTTCTCTTGATAACGATATTATTGAAATACAAGCATATCCAGAATCAAATGATGTTGTAGGATTGAAAGATCTTTATGTTTCTTTTGACATTTCAGAAAGTCAAATAAATATGGTAAAAGATACTATTTCATCTGGTGAGGATATTTCTGGTGTTGTCTTCACAAAAAATTCTTATCGCTCAAGTTATTCAAACGGGAGTTTAACGAGGTCATAATATGGTACAGAATGGTTTCGAGTCAAGAGTAAAAGTACAGCAAATAATTGATAGTCAATTACCAGAATTTATTTTAGATGAAAGTCCTAAAGCATCTGAATTTTTAAAGCAATATTATATTTCTCAAGAATATCAGGGTGGTCCAACAGATATTGTTGAAAATTTAGACCAATATATAAACCTCGATAGTCTTATTCCTGAAGTTATAGTTGGTAGTATAACTCTTAATAACTCCATAACAAGTAGTAGTAATACTATAGAGGTGAGTAGCACTAAAGGATTTCCCTCCCAATATGGTCTACTGAAAATTGATGATGAGATAGTAACATATACAGGATCTACAGAAACTTCCTTTACTGGGTGTATTAGAGGATTTAGTGGAATTACAAATTACCATAAAGATCTTCAATATGAAGAATTGGTTTTTACTGAGTCTTCAGCAGTATCTCATTCTGCAGGTGCATCTATTGAAAATCTTAGCTCATTATTTTTACAAGAATTTTACAAAAAAATTAAATTTAGTTTAACTCCAGGATTGGAAGGAGTAGATTTTACTGCGAACTTGAATGTTGGAAACTTTATAAAAGAGGCAAGATCTCTTTATGAATCAAAAGGAACTGCAGAATCCTTTAGAATTTTATTTAATGTTTTATTTGGAGAAACCCCAACTGTAGTAGACCTAGAGCAATTTTTAATCAAACCTTCTGATGCTAAATTTATAAGGAGAGATGTTGCTGTAGTTGATGTAATTTCTGGAGACCCTACTAAGTTATCTGGACAAACGATCAGGAAATCTACTGACGAAGAAAATACTAGCGCATCAGTTTCTGAAGTAGAAACTATTACTAGAAAAGGAAAAACATATTACAAACTCAACTTTTTTATTGGATATGATGATACCTATCCAAATGTCACTGGCACTTTTTCCATAACACCAAATACTAAAGTAGTTGAAGATGTTACTTTAAGTAATGTTGCAACAACAATTACTGTAGATTCTACAGTAGGATTTGCAGAATCTGGTAGTGTTTTTTATAATGGTAATGAAATATTTTATTCTGAAAAAACTGTTAATCAATTTTTAGGTTGTTATATAAACTCCACCCAATCAATTAATATCAGTAAAACTTCTAGAATCATATCTAATGATACTTACTATGGTTATGAGGATGGGGATGTTACAAGAAAAGTAGAGTTTATAATCACAGGAGTACTATCTAATATTGTCATTGATTCAAATTCATATAGTTTCTTAGAAGGAGAAGAAATATATCCACAGAATCTTGGAAAAATTATACCTAAAGGTGATGAAATAAATCAAATTTTTGCAAATACTTGGATTTATAATACTAGCTCTAGATATCAGGTAGACTCTTTTTCTGCCAATACTATTACAACGAAGTCTTCAATTGATAATACAAGTTTAGCAGTTGATGATGTAATTGAAGTTTTGCAAAGAAATACTGAAATTGTAGTCTCAGGTTTTGAAAACGTTAATGTAATATCAATTTCAGGAAATGAATTGACAGTTGATGTCAGTACTTCTTCATTAAATCAAAATGCAGAATACGATATTAGACGAATAATTAAAAAAGCATCATCTACAATTGTTCCAATTCAGTTTGGTAATGATAAAATAACTGCCGATGTGCAAAATGTATATGATGAAAACTCTAAAAATTTGTATGTCGCTTCTAACTCTATTCCATCATATCCAATTCAAACTAATGTTTTTGAATATGAAGTAGTTGGATTATTGGAAAGAGGTGATAATGAGGCGTATAGTGTAATTGATTTTGGCATTCAAAATCCAGTTTCATTTATAACTGGCGATAAAGTGTATTATTACACTCAAAATAATGATTTTATAGAAGGTTTAGTAGAAGGACCTTACTATGTTGAGGTATTATCTAATGTTAATCCAGATATCGATAATACTAGGATTAGGTTATATTTAAGTAACTCTACGGTTGGGTCTGATGATTATGTTTCTTTTGGTACATTATCTAACGGGATTGTAACAGGAACTCATAAATTTGTTTTATATTCTCAAAAATCTAAGGTAATTTCACCACAAAAACTTCTTAGAAAATTTAAGTTAAATCAGACAATTGGTGACAACAAAAAATATGAAACTGTTCCCGGTCCCGTTGGACTATTAAAAAATGGCGTTGAAATCTATAATTACAAAACTCAAGATAAAATATACTATGGTCCCCTAGAAAGTGTTAATGTATTAAATGGAGGAAATGGATATGATGTTATAAATCCACCATCAGTCACTTTATCAACTGGCAATGCTCTTGTACAACCTGTAGTTAAGGGATATGTTGAAAAAATATTTGTAGATCCTCAAGACTTTGATGTAGATGTTGTAGTTTCTGTAGCACTTACTGGTGGTAATGGGTCTGGTGCAAGTTTTCAACCAGTTATAGAAAAGTATGTCAGAGAACTTGAATTTGATGCTAGACCACTATCTGGTGGTGGAGGATTGGATTTTGTCAACGAAAGGATTGCATTTATAGAAAATCATAATCTGATAAATGGACAACCTATTGTTTATAACAGCAATAACTTCAGTCCTATTGGAATTGGCACTTTTGGTGGATCAGATTTGGATCAATCCAAAACACTAGTAAATGGTGCAACTTATTATTCTAAGGTAATTAATGATAAAACTATTGAGATTTATCAAAGTTTATCGGATTATTCTGCAGGTATTAATACTGTTGGATTCACTACAATTGGAAATGCAGGTATTCAAAAGTTTAAGACTGAGATAAAAAATAAACTATCCGAAATAAAAGTAATTAATGGTGGAAGTGGGTATACGAATAGAAAGTTAAGAGTAAGTTCAACTGGAATATCCACTTATAATCACATAATAGAATTTGAAAATCACGGATTTTTGAATGGAGAAATTATATCCTATAACTATGAAAATACTGGTATATCTGGATTATCAACTTCAGTAAAATATCAAGTATTGCGTCTAGATTCTGATAAATTTAGACTTTGTGATGCTGGAATAGGAGGTACAAATGTTTCTAACTATCAGAGAGAAAACTATGTAAAGTTTTCAACCACTGGATCTGGATATCAAATTTTTAGTTATCCCGATATTGTTTTAACCGTCGAGTATACTTCAGTTGGGTTGGGAAGCACTCAAGTTAGAGGATCTATCGTTGCAACTCCAATAATCAGGGGAAGTATAGACCAAGTTTATGTCTATGAAAAAGGGTCAAATTATGGATCTTTAGTATTAAATACCCACCAAAGACCTCAAATTGTTGTAAAGAATGGGAAAGAATCACAATTTAAACCTGTGATTGAAAATGGTAGAATCGTTGATGTGTCAGTTCTATATGGTGGGCAAGATTATTACTCTACACCAGATTTAGTTGTTTCTGGTAGTGGTGTTGGTGCCAATCTTAGACCTGTTGTTTCTAACAACAAAATAGTAGATGTTATTGTTGTTAATCCTGGAGCAGGATATACTAGCACAAACACAGTAGTTCGTGCTATTTCTGCGGGAAAAAATGCGGTATTTGAATCTAGTGTTAGGTCTTTAACTCTGAATAACTCATATAAGTATGGAATTCAGAAAAAAACTTATAGAGATCCAGCAACAGAAATACTAGTCGAAACTGATAATAATTTAGAATATGCTGTCGTTGGTTACTCTGGAAACATAAAGAATAACCTTAAGGACAATGGTGGAAATACCTCACACTCAGATATAATAGGTTGGGCATATGATGGTAACCCAATCTACGGATCATATGGTTATTCAGACCCTAATGACACTAGACTTGTTAAAAAATTAGAACCTGGATATTCTGCAGTAAATGTCGAAAATCGTCCGTCTACTTCAGTTTTCCCTCTTGGTTATTTTGTTGAAGACTATGTATTTACAAATAGTGGAGATTTAGACCAATATAATGGAAGATTTGGAAAAACTAAAGATTTTCCAGAGGGTGTTTATGCATATTTTGCAACTATTGACACCAATATTGATGGTGATGTTATTGGAAAGTTTCCATACTTTATTGGAAATGAGTATAGATCTCCATATATTGAAGAAAATATAGAGTTAGACCAAACTTTTGATTTTAATAATTCATCTTTAATTAGAAATACTCTTCCATATAAAGTAAATGAAGAATATGCAGACAATGATTTTATTGTAGAGTCCAATGAGATCATAGAGCAAAAAACTTTAATAGAATCTGTTTCATCAGGTAACGTTTCTGCATTAGAAATTATAAATTCAGGTTCTGACTACAGAGTAAATGACCAAATAACATTTGATGATAGTGGCACTGAAGGTGGTGGAATATTTGCAAAAGTATCTGAAATAACTGGCAAACAAATAAATGAAATTAATACTACGATTCAATCATACAGTGATTCCACTATTACTTGGGTAGATGGAAATACTATTAAGGTTTATATTGAACCATACCATGAATTTTTAAGAGGCGATAATATTAATATATCTGGTTTATCCACTCAAATTTCCAATCTTAATGGATCATATCAAGTTGGACTGACTACATATTCAACAATATTAGATAAACAAATTCCAGCATATGCTTTAACAGGAATAGTTACTGATGTTTATTTGACATCTATTCCAGAAAATATTTCAATTGGAAGTAGTTTTAAAGTTGACAATGAAATTTTCTCAATTCTTAACATCTATAATAATTTTGGTGTTGTTAGAGTAAGTAGAAGCACAAGTGGTGGAATACACACCCAAACAACACCTGTCCATTTCCTCCCAGATTCATTTACTGTAAATAAATCTACAGATTATTTTGAGTCTAAAGTAAATGACAAGGTTTATTATAATCCAACAAAATCAGTTGGAATTGGCACAACATCTGGAACAGGTATAAATGTATCTTATAATATTGGAGTTACGACTTATAATACTTTTATTCCTACTCAGAGTATTTTCTTACCCAATCACTCATTCTCTACTGGTCAGCAATTAATTTTTAGAAAACCAAGTGGTGGAAATCCAATATCAGTATCAGATACTCCTACAAGTGTTTCTTTTAATATTTTAGGTGGCGACTCTGAAATATTATACGCAATTAATAAATCCAAGGATTATATTGGAATAGTAACTAATGTTGGGTTGACAACAATTACTAATGGACTCTTCTTTAGAAATACTAGTTGGGTTGCAGCACACGACAATTATCAATATTCGGTTGAATCAAACTTTACTCAAGTTACTGCAGACATCAACAAGATAAATTCTGTCGTTTCTGTGTCTACATCTCATAATTTATCAATTGGTGACAGAGTATCATTGAATGTAAGACCAAATTTATCTGTAGGGATAGGCACATCAAATGCAATTAAAGTTAAGTTTGATGCTTCTACTAACAGTTTAGTTGTTAATCCGATAGGTTTTAGTTCTTCTGGTATTAATACCACAACAAATCAAATTACGATAGAATCTCATGGTCTCAAGACAGGAGATAAGATACTATATCAAGCAGATAATGTACCTTCAGGAATTGTTACTGGAAACTACTATGTTTATAGAGTAGACGGTAATAACATAAAATTATGTAATACATACACAGATTCTACTTCAAGTAATCCATTATTCCTCAATATATTGAGTGCAGGTATTGGAACGCAAAATATCAGTTTAGTCAACCCACAAATTCAAGTAATTAGAGATAATAATCTTGTATTTGACTTATCAGATTCTTCATTGTCTGGTTATAAATTAAAAATTTATTATGATAATGATTTTAGTAAGGAATTTGTTTCGGTTGCAACTACTACATCTTTATCTGTTTCTGGAGTTGGTACTGTAGGTGTATCTACAGATGCAGCATTAACTCTCAATTATACTGATTTTGTACCAGAAAAACTTTATTATAACTTAGAAAAATCTGGTTATATTAGCACAGCAGATAGTGATGTTGTTAATTATTCTGAAATAATCTCAATAGACAGTAAGTATAATGGAGATTATAATGTAATTGGAGTGGCAAACACTAGTTTTACAATTTCTCTGAGAAATACTCCGGAAAAACTTTCTTATCAGAAGATTGATTGTGATGTATTAGAGTATACTACTAATTCCACTACTGCAAGTGGTGGTATTAGTAAAGTAAATCTTATTTCGGGTGGTTATGGATACAAATCACTTCCTCACTTCACTGGATCCAATTCGGTAAATGGTGAGGGTGCATTTATTATTCCATCATCCGAAACTATTGGTAAAATCACACAAAGTAGAATTATAAATGAAGGGTTTGAATATGCATCAGATAAAACTTTAAGACCAACTACAACTATTCCACAATCTGTTTATATTTCTTCTTCAAACACTATTGATTCTATAACCATTCTAAATGGTGGACAAAATTACACTTCAGCGCCAGATTTAATATTAGTAGATTCTGATACTGGCGAATTAATTGACTCTGGACTTTTAAAGGCAAATCTAACTGGATCTTCAATTGGTGAAGTAAAAATTGAAGTAGAACCTAAAGGTCTCCCAATTAAACCAGTTACAATAAGAGCAATCAATAATTCTAATTCAGTTTCAATAGATAGAGTTGAATCATCTTCATCTGGTATAGTAACTTGTATATTAACCACTCCACTTGCTGGATTTACTTCTGCCCCCTTTGCAGTTGGCGATAGAATATTTGTAGAGGGAATTGAAAAGGCAGATTCTTCTGGAAGTGGATTTAATTCTTCAGATTATGGATATAGATTCTTTACAGTAACAAATTATTTTGGATTGAATCCAGGCAATCCAGACAAGTTGGAATTTAGTGTATCTGGTTTAACAACTAATCCAGGTATAGCAAAAACTATTCAAGAATCCTACGCTACTATTACAAACTATAATAATTATCCAGAGTTTGAAGTTATTCAGAAGTTTTTACCATTTTTAGTTGGCGAAACTCTATCTTCTGATAATGGACTTGGTTTAGTAACTAGAGATTTGACAGTCACAGATTGTGATGAAAATATTGTAAGAGTGTCTGGAAGTTATAAACTTTCTCCTAATGAAAGAATAAGAGGCACGCAATCTTTTAATGAGGCAACAGTAGATGTTGTTAAGAGTGTAGATGGAGTATACAATATAGATTACTTCAATCTTCAGAACTTTGGGTGGAGAGATGAAACAGGAAAATTGAGTGAAGATTCACAGGTAACGCCAGATAATGACTACTATCAGAATTTATCATACACAGTAAAGAGTAGTAAAACGTGGGAAGAAATAGTAACACCTGTAAATAATTTATTACACACTAGTGGCACTAAAAACTTTGCAGATACTCAGTTAGAGCAAAATGTTCAATCTGGAATAGGAACTACAGAGTCTACATTATCGCTTATTAATATGTTTATTGAGGATAATAGAGTAGATACCATTAATAATTTTGATCTTGTAGTTGATGTAGATACTATTGGTAGTAGATCTAAGTTTTTAAAGTTTAATAATATTCGTCTTTCGGACTATGTTTTATGTAAAACTAATAAAGTTCTAAAAATTGATGATATTAGTTCTCAGTTTTCTAGTAATGATGATGAACGAGAAAATATTTCTAATATTCTTCCGATAACTTCTTCAAATGGTTATAATAAATTTTTACTTCAAGTAAAAAATATTTTAAACAATGAAATTCAATTTAGTGAAATAGTAACTATTAATAATGACGAGGACATATTTACTTTATATAAGGGGGAATTTACTACAGGCACAACAGGTTATGGATCTACCATTTTTAATCCAGATTCATTGCTGGCAAACATCAATGGATATGTGGACGAGGAAGGAACATTTTATTTAAGATTCGTCCCAGAAGATCCATTTGATTCTAGTTTTGATATTAAAATATTGCAGGATACTTTTACAAGTAAATCTGCAATTGGGTCTACTCAAAGTTTAAACTGTGTAGATTTGATATCTCAAAATAGAGTTGTTTCTAGTGGAATAACTACGTCTGTTATTGAGTTAGATTCTGCAAAATATTCATCAGTTTATTCAAATATTCATGTATTGAATACTGATAGTTCTGTTATGAATTATGTTGAAATTTACTTATCTCATGATGGGTCCGATACTTATATTACCGAATATTACTTTGATGGTGAAGAGGGAGAGAGTTATCGTCCTATAGGATCATTCGGTGCTTCTTTGTCTGGTGGAATACTATCATTAAAGTATACAAACACAGAGTCTGAAAATATAATTGTAAGATCTAAGAATGTAGGGTTTGGAACTACAGCATTGGGTGGCGATTTCTATAGATTTAAACTTCCTGGGCAGATACCAACTAATGAGAGAACTGTTGTTTTTGAATCTAATTATAATAATGTTTCTTCTGCATCTACTAGTGTAATTATTTTAGATAAGAATCTGTTTACATCAGTAAAATCTATTGTAAAAGTTGGTTTAGGTGAAACCAGTGCGTTACATCAAGTAATGACAGTTTATGATGGGACAAATGTATCCACACTTCAGTATCCATTTTTATCAATTGGAAGCACTAATGGAATAGGAACTTTTGGGGCAAACGTAGACTCAACTAACTTTACTCTTAGTTTCTATCCAGATTCATCCGTTTCTGGTAATATAGAGATAATTTCATTTAATGAATGCTTCTATACAGATTTGGATATTGTAAATATTCCACCAGATTTAGATTATTCTCCAGTTAGACAGTCTGTAAAAAATGCAAATTATTTTGGAGTAAATTCACCTTTGGTTAATAAGTTAGACTTTGAAACTAATTATGAGGAAACACCAATATTCATGAGGTCTTTTGATCCATCATCTTCTCTAGATTTTGCAACTGGAATATGCACAATTACTAATCATTTCTTCAACACTGGAGAGCAATTAATTTATAGACCAAAATCAACCTTTATCGGTATTGGAACTTCTGCTATAGGAATTGGAGCTACAGAAAATTATGTTGGAGTAGTTACGACAGTATTGCCTGAGGTTGTATATGCAATAAGGATTGACAGCAATTCTCTTAAGATTGCAACAAAGAAAGAATATGCTGAGCAAGGGATTGGTGTAACATTCACATCAGTAGGTCTTGGAAATGCACATGAACTTGAGATGTACAAAAAGAATGAAAAATCTTTGATTACCATTAATAATCTTGCACAATATCCAATTTCATATTCCTACATATCCCACACTTTATTGGGTAATAGTGGTCAAATTGGTGCAGCTTCTACATATTTTGCTTTAAGTGGTATAAGTTCTATTAAACCAACAGACTTGTTAAAAATAGATGATGAATATGTTAGAGTTGAAAATGTTGGATTGGGAACTACAAGTATTGGTCCAATTACCTTCACCGGAAACATCCCACTAGTAGAGGTTACCAGAGGATTTGTAGGGTCTATTGCAGGAATACATACAGATACCTCTATTGCCAGGGTTTATAGAGGATCTTACAATATTTCTGGAAATAAGATTTACTTCACACAAGCTCCTAGAGGAAATCAATTAGACTTAATTGGTCCTGATGAAAACGCTCTGCCAAGAGAAAGAGCAACATTTAGTGGTAGAGTATTTTTAAGACAAGACTACACTTCAAACCAAATTTATGACGATATTTCTGATCAATTTACAGGAATAGGTCAAACTTTTATTCTGACATCACAAGGAATTAATACTGTTGGATTGGGAACTAGTGGTGGAAATGGTATTGTTTTTATTAACAGTATATTCCAGTCACCAACAACTTTAAATAATTCTGGTAATAATTATGAAATTAATGAAGATACTTCTGTGGGAATAACCAGTATTAAATTTACTGGCATAACAACAAATGGTGGTCTTTATACTTCAGATTATGATATTAATATGAATCAACTACCTCGTGGAGGTATAATTGTTTCTTTAGGATCTACATCAGGTTTGGGTTATGCTCCATTAGTAGGTGCTTCAGTTACTGCAGTTGTTTCGGGTGGGTCTATTGTATCTGTTGGATTAGGGACGCAAGATATTATTGGGTCTGGATATAGAGGAAATGTATCGGTAGCAGTCACAGAATCTGGTCATACTGGGTCTGCAGCGAATATTACTGCTACTGTGGGTGCTGGAGGAACATTGTCCTTCAACATCGTTGGAGGTGGCAGTGGATACTCAAATCCAACAATCAATGTTTCATCACCCTCATATGAAAACTTGCCAGTAATTGGTGTTTCTCGTTTAGGTGTAGGTGCAACTACAGATACTGGAATTGGACTTCTCCTAAATGTTGAAGTTGGTGCGAGATCAACTACTGGAATAGGATCAACTTACTTTGAAGTGAAAGATTTCAACATTGTAAGAAATGGATACGGATTTAGAATAGGTGATGTATTTAAACCTGTGGGATTGGTTACTGATGCAAGATTAGCATCTCCAATTAGTGAATTTGAGTTAACTGTTTTAGACACATTTACTGATTCTTTTGCTGCGTGGCAGTTTGGTGAATTGGATTATATTGATTCTATTAAGAATTATCAGGATGGTGTGAGAAATAGATTCCCATTATTCTACAATTCCGAATTACTAAGTTTTGAAATTGATGAAAACCTTGCAGATTCTCAGACAATAGATTTACAGTCAGTACTTCTAATTTTTGTTAATGGAATCTTACAAGAACCAGGAAGTTCTTATCAATTTAATGGAGGAACATCATTCACATTTACAGTCGCTCCAAAACCAGAAGATGATATTGCAGTATTTTTCTATAGAGGAACTAGAGGCGTAGATAGCACTCAAGAGAATATTACAGAGACTTTGAAAGTGGGAGATACTGTGCAGGTATTCAGTAACAACAGTAATATCAGCAATACAATTACTCAAGACAAGAGAGTAATTTATGATATTGCTGGATCTGATAAAATTGAAACTAATCTTTATAATTTACAAGGAATTGATACTATTAACGAAAAACCATTGTATTGGACTAAACAAAAAGTTGACCTATCAATTAATGGTGATATTATCTCTAAATCTAGAGACTCTATTGAATCGCAAGTTTATCCAACCGCAAATATAATTAGAAACTTTGAAATTTCTGATACTGAAGTATTTGTAGATGATTCATCGTTATTTAATTATGAAAATGAATCCTCAATATCTTTTGATGCAGTTGTATTTACCAATACCAACGTTGGAATAGCAACTACAGACTTTTCTACACAAAATGAGATATTGAATAATATATCAACTGTTGAGGGTTTTGAAGCATCAGTTGTTGGAATTGCTACGACAACTGGAATAGGAAATCCTTTAGCAATTGAATTTACTTTAAGTAGGCAATCAGGAACTTTCCCCAATCTTCAAGTTGGTTATCCCGTATATATTTCAAACACTAGAGTTGGAAATGGTGTAACTTCTATTGATACATCAAATTCGGATATTGTGGCAATAAGTACTTCAGGATTAAATAATGTCTATAAAATACATGCCTTCAATTCAATAACTGGAATTATGACTTGTAACGTTGCATCTAATACTTCTATTGTTGGAATCGCAACGACTGGAACTCTTAATTACCCTGTAGGAAGAATGACTTGGGGTAGATTATCTGGATTCACCAGATCTTCATCTCCAATATCAATCGCCGTCACTGGATATATTTCAAGTATCGGTATAAGTAGTGAAGGGTATAGTGCAGGTCTTTCAACATATCCAATTATACAAAGAAGAGGATATGGATTAAGAAATAATGGATCTCTTAAAAAAGATAAAGTGTCATGACCTCATATAAATATAAAAAAAACAGCAATATAAATGTCTGCACTTGTAACAGATCAATTTAGAATTTTAAACGCCACTAATTTTATAGACTCTGTAGATAATTCTTCAGACTCTTATTATGTCTGGGTTGGTTTAACTAATCCTAATAGATACACTGGATTTGGTAGAGATACTAATTGGGATGGTGGCACTGGGGTGACAAATGGTATAGTGCCAAATCCAATTGATAATTTGGATTATTTAACTCAATATGAAGACACTCTTCTTTTTGGAAAAAAAGTTACATCATCAAATATAAGAAGAGTTGTAAAGAGAGTTAATTGGGTAAGAGGTAAAAAATATGATATGTATAGACATGACTATAGTATTAATAATCTTAGTCCAATAGCAAAAAGAGCAAGGTTATATGATTCTGAATTTTATGTATTAAATAGTGACTACAAGGTTTATATTTGTATTGAAAATGGGTCCAGTGGAATTAATACAACGGGAAATCAATCATTATATGAACCAACACACACCGATTTAGAACCATCTATTGCAGGAACTGGTGGTGATGGATATGTTTGGAAGTATCTATTTACTGTTTCTCCTGGAGACATTGTAAAGTTTGATTCTACTGAGTATATCACATTACCAAACAACTGGAGTACCTCTACAGATTCTCAAATTGTTTCTGTAAGAGAAAATGGAGACTCTGAAGTAAATGATAATCAAATAAAAACAGTTTACATTGATAATCCTGGAAGTAATTATCTATCTTCTGGAGAGGTAAATATTTTAGGTAATGGTACTGGTGGTAGAGTTTTTGTAGAAGTTAATTCAAATGGGGAAATAATTAACACTACTGTTACTTCTGGTGGTAAAGGATATACTTATGGAATAGTTGATTTAGGACCACTACAGCCAGGTGGAAATATTGCAAATCCAGCAAGACTTATTCCAATAATTCCACCCTCTAGAGGTCATGGATATGACTTATATAAAGAATTGGGTGCTGATAGAGTAATGATTTATAGTAGGTTTGATGATTCTTCTAGAGACTTTCCGATTAATACTAAGTTTTGCCAAATTGGTATAGTAAAGAATCCTACCAAATTTATTTCTACAGAAGTTTTTAGTGATTCTCAATTTTCAGGTCTTTATGCAATTAATTTCACCACAGTAAATGATACACCACCAACTATTGGAGAAAAAATTACTCAAACTGTATCCGGAGGAATTGCTGTTGGATATGTTGCATCATATGATTCAGATACAAAAGTTTTAAAATATTTTAGAGATAGATCTTTATATTATGGTCCAACACACGATCAAACAGACTATGTAGGAGTTTCTACTGAAGGAAACGCTAACATTAATTTCAGTAATACCGGTGGAAATGTAGTTGGAGAAAGTAGTAATTTTGTTGGTCAAATCTCATCTTTCTCCGGAATTACTACAACAGTAAATAACTCCATTATAAATCTAGGGGTTACATTTACTGATGGACTTGCAAATCCTGAGATAAATAAAAAGACGGGAGATATTATTTACATTGATAATAGACCTCTCGTTTCTCGCAATGTTAGGCAAAAAGAAGACATTAAAATTATCCTGGAATTCTAAGAAATGGCACAAAAGACAAACCTAAATGTAAGTCCATATTTTGATGACTTTGATGCTGAAAAGAACTTTTATAAAGTTCTTTTTAATCCAGGAAGACCAGTACAATCAAGAGAATTAAATAATATTCAATCAATTTTACAAAATCAAATTGAATCGTTTGGTAGTCATATTTTTAAAGAAGGGTCTTTAGTAATTCCAGGAAATACTACTTATGATCCTAGTTTTTTCGCAGTTAAATTAAATCCAACTTCTTTTGGTGTCAACATATCAGCATACATTGAGAAATATGTAGGTAAATTAATAGAAGGTCAAGTTTCTGGTGTCACTGCATATGTCCAAAAAGTTGAAATACCAAATTCAACAAATAATTTAGATTATGTTACATTATATGTAAAGTATATTGATTCGGATAATGATTTTAATATCAATCCGTTTCAAGATGGCGAATCATTAGTATCAACTGAAAGTATTGTTTATGGAAATACTACGATTACATCAGGCACTCCCTTTGCTTCATTAATCCTAACAGATGCAACTTCTACAGGATCTGCTGTCTCTATTGATGATGGAATTTATTTTGTAAGAGGTACTTTTGCTAGAGTATCTAAACAAACTATTATCCTAGATTATTATACAAATACTCCATCATACAGAGTAGGTCTTAAAGTATCTGAAGAAATTATATCTGCTAAGGAAGATTCTTCTTTATACGATAATGCTAAAGGATTTACTAACTATGCGGCACCAGGTGCGGATAGATTTAAGATAGGACTGTCTTTAACTAAAAAATCTATTGATAGTGTAGAGACTGACACTGATTTTATTGAAATTCTTAGAATTGAAAACGGTGAAATTAAAAAGGTTAATACTACAACTCAATATTCTCTCATTAGAGATTACTTAGCACAAAGAACTTTTGATGAATCTGGAAATTACTCTGTAACTCCATTTAAAATTTCTTTACATAATTCTTTGAATGATAGACTTGGAAATGATGGATTATTCTTTGATAATCAGAAAACAGAGTTTGGAAATACTCCTTCAGATGATTTAATGGGTGTAAAATTATCACCAGGAAAAGCATATGTAAAAGGTTATGATATTGAAAAAGTTACAACTACTATTCTAGATGTAAATAAACCAAGAGAAACTCAAAATGTAAAAACTGCAAATGTTCCCTTTGAAATGGGAAACTTATTGAGAATTAATAACATAACTGGATCTCCAAAGCAGAATGAATCTTTAGAACTTCATTCAGTTAGAAGAAGTGATTCTGGAGATCCAATTTCAGATACTAAAATTGGAGATGCTAGAGTTTATAGTTTTAGATTAACTGACTCTGCTTATTCTGGAGCATCTACTAATTGGGACTTATATTTGTATGACATACAGACCTATACAACTTTGGTTTTAAATCAAAGTATAACGGCAGAACAATTACCAATTTCCTCATATGTAAAGGGAAAAAGCAGTGGTGCAAGTGGATATGCATCTGCATCGGGAGACGGCACCACATCAATTAAATTAAGACAAACATCAGGTACTTTTATTAAAGGTGAGCAAATAATTATTAATGGAGTTGAAATATATCCTAGATCTATTTCACAAATCAGCGTATATGGTACTGAAGACATTAGACAGGTTTATCAACCCACATCGGTAGGAATTGCAACTTCATTTATTGGAGATTCGGTATTAGATAAGCAACTTCCAATTGGATTTAATGCTTCTGATACTATTAACATCACTGCAGGTGGGGTAGTAACTTCTCCAGGAAAGTTTTTCAATACAATTAAGGTTGGATCTATAATAAGATATCAGTCACCTAACAGTGCTGATGAAACTTTTAATAGAGTTTCTAGTATAAGTGCTACTGGCAATTCAATAACTGTTGCAGGAATCTCTACAGTTAGTGGTGTTTGTGATGGTGCTGTAGGAGTTGCGACAAATCTATCATTTAGTATTGGAATACCGAAGATTAGGAATACTGATAAGGGATACTTATATGCTGAGTTACCTAACTCAAATATATCTCAAATAGATTTAAATGACTCTATTTTAACTTTTAGCGCACAGTCTACAAGTTCTAAGTCTTCAAGTAGTCCAATAGTTCTTTCAGTATCAGATTTTTCTTTTTCAGGATTAACAACTGCTTTATTCACACCATTCGATGAAGAGCGTTACTCTGTTCATTATGATGATGGCACAACAGAATCTTTAACATCTGATCAATTTTCTTTATCAAATAATCAAGTAACTTTATCAAATCTTACTAGCGGAAAGACAACATCTACAATTAATGCAACATTCATTAAAAATGGTGTGCAGAGTAAGCAAAAACAATATAATCGTAGCAAAGTCTTAAACATAATTTATTCAAAGTATCCAGAATCTGGGAGTGGTATTAGTACTTCTATCGATGATGGTCTTGAGTATAATCAATATTATGGTCTAAGAGTTCAAGATGAAGAAATTTCTCTAAATTATCCAGATGTTTCAAAGGTCTTAGCAGTCTATGAATCTTTGGATACATCAAATCCATCTTTAGATATCTTGTCATTTAGTTCAGTTTTAAATATTGGTGGAAATGCTATTGTTGGTGAGAATATTTTAGGATCTGAAAGTGGATGTATTGCTAGAGTCGTAACAAGGTCTACAAATAGTGTAGGAATTGTTTATCTAAATTCGAATAGATTTAATACTAATGAAGTTGTAACTTTTAAGGAATCAAATATTTCTGGTGAAATAGATGCTTTAACTTTAGGAAATTATAATGATATTACAAATAGATTTATTTTAGATAAAGGTCAGAAAGAACAATATTATGATTATTCTAGACTTGTTAGGAATGAAGGAGAAACAGAACCTTCTAGAAGAATTTTAGTAGTATTTGATTATTACAGTGTCCCCTCAACAGATAATGGAGATGTATTCACTGTAGCAAGTTATAATAAAGAGCAATTTTCATCTGATATTCCTTCAGTTGGAAGCAATAAAACTAGAGTATCTGATACTTTAGATTTTAGACCAAAAGTTTCAGTTTTTACTACAAATACTTCATCACCATTTGATTTTGACAATAGAGACTTTAGTTCTTCAATTAAATTAAATTTAACACCAAATGAGAGTACTATCATTGGATATGACTACTATTTGGGTAGAGTTGATAAAATTTATTTAAGTAAAACAGGAGAATTTATTTATTTAGAGGGAGTTTCTTCTCAAAATCCAAAATCACCAGTAAAAACTGATGATTTAATGGAGTTAGCGACAGTTACTCTCCCACCATATCTGTATAATGTCAAAAATGCAGTATTATCTCTTGTAGATAATAGAAGATATACTATGAGAGATATTGGTCTCATTGAAAATAGAGTTAAGAATCTTGAAAGAGTAACTTCTTTATCACTTTTAGAATTGAGCACTCAAACTCTACAAATACAAGATTCTGAAGGATTTAATAGATTTAAGACTGGTTTTTTTGTAGATGATTTTAAAGATACCTCAAGAATAAACAATTCTTTCTCTTCTATTGAAATTGATTCTGATTTCCAAGAAATGAGACCTGTTATTTCTAGAAACAGTTTAAAAAATTATCTTGTACCATCTGTAAATACCTCCGATGAAAATATAGATTTATCAACAAATTATCAATTATTAGATTTAAATACACAAAAAACTGGATCTACAGTTTCTCTTAAGTATGAATCTGAAAAGTGGATATCTCAACCATTAGCAACTCAAGTAGAAAATGTAAATCCATTCCATGTAGTAACCTATACTGGAACAATAAAATTATCTCCAGAAAGAGATAACTGGGTCAGAACTCTTCAGTTACCTGACAAAACAATATCAGTCACTGACTTTGTACTGATTGAAAGAAGTCAAGTTGATGTTGTAAATAGAAATGTAAGGGTAGCCAATTGGGATAGAAGAGGTCAAATTGAAAGATCTATTGAAGTATCCCAAAATGTTAATGACACAACAAGAAGTTCTACTACTAGTTCAAGTGTTACTAGACTTATAGAATCTAGACCTGAAGAATATATGAGATCTAGAAACACTGAGTTTTCTATTTCAAATTTAAAACCTTATACTAGATATTATCAATTCTTGGATGGCAATGGATCAGTAGATTTTATTCCAAAACTCATTGAGATTTCAGACAGCGCATCTTTACAAAATTATGGTGCATCTTCCGCATTTGAAATTGGAGAAACTGTTTTTGGATATGATAGTCAAAATAATAAAATCATCTCCTTTAGAGTTTCTCAACCAAATCATAAATTTGGTCAATATAATTCTCCAACAACAACTTTTAATGTAAATCCATACATTAAATCAGAATCTATAGCAAATGCATATAGTGCATCATCAAAAGTATTAAATGTAGACACTTATTCACTTTCAGAAGAAACTCAAGGACTTTATTCAGGATTCCTTGTCAAAGGTGCAAAACTTGTTGGTCAGACAAGTGGATCTATTGCATATGTGAAAGATTTGAGATTGATATCTGACAATTTTGGGGATCTAATAGGATCTTTCTTCATTAGAGATCCAAATACGACACCTGCACCTGATGTAAGAATTAATACTGGAAGTAAAACATATAAAGTTACATCTAGTTTAACGAATGAGACTTCAGCATCTGGAAGTACATTAATATCATCAGCAGAAACTAACTATGTTTCTGAGGGAACATTAGAGTTATATGAAACTACTATTACAAATACAACTACATTTACAACTACAAGAACAACAACTACAACAATAGCAAATGTTACAAGCGAGTTTTATGATCCTTTAGCACAATCATTTAGTGTTGGTGGAAGTGGTACTCAAAATGATGACGAGGGTGGAGTATATTTAACTGATATAGATCTTTATTTTTATAGGAAAGATACTGCAAATAATCCACTAACAGTTCAAATAAGAACTGTAGAGTTAGGAACTCCAACACGAACAGTGATTGGAAATTCAGTAACACTCAGACCAAATCAAATTAATATATCTGACGACGCATCTGCAGTAACAAAAGTAACATTTGATTATCCAATTTATCTTGCTCCAGGATTAGAATATGCAGTTGTTCTTCTTGCACCAGAAAGCGTAGAGTATGAAGTTTTTATTGCCGAAATGGGCAAAAAGACTATTCAATCTGTAAATCTTCCAGATGCAAATTCAGTTTTATACACTCAGCAATTTGCATTAGGAAGTCTGTTTAAATCTCAAAATGGTTCAATATGGACAGCAAATCAATACCAAGATATGAAATTTACATTATATCGTGCAAATTTTGTAACTAATACCCCATCTACAGTATACTTCTATAATCCAACACTTAATGAAAGTAATGGATACATTAAAAATCTTCAAAATAATCCATTAACAGCACTTCCTAGAAAATTAAGTGTCGGTATCACAACCACTACTGATACAAATACTATTGGCATTTTAACGACAGGAAGAAAAGTAAGTGAAGATATAAAAACTTATAATTATGGTTATATTGTAGGAACAGGGTGCTCAGTATCTTCTGTTGGTATAACAACTGGTGGATTTAACTATGTAACAGATTCTAATGTATCAACATTCAACATTATTGGTAATGGATCTGGTCTCACTTTAAATATTACTAATGTTTCTGCAGGTACTTCTGCAATATCTGCAATTAGTGTAGTAAATCCAGGAAATGGATATTCAATTGGAGATGTTGTCGGTATTGTAACTTCTTCAGTTTCTAGTAATAGTGGAAGAGATGCAAGGATAACAATTACTGGAAACAATGGTGGAATTGATACTCTATATCTCAGTAATGTTCAAGGAGAATCATTTACTGACAATGGAACTGCAAAATTAGTCTATTATGATGATTCCAATAATGCGGTTACTATGGGATCTACTTTTATCACAAGTTCAACTCCTACCGGTTCTTTATATAGTGGAAACTTTGTTAAAGTGAATCATTTCAATCATGGAATGTATTCTCCAAATAATAAAGTTAAAATTTCTGGTGTTTTACCTAATGTTACTCCAACTACACTCTCTCAGTCTATAACTGCATCTTCTACTTCAATTTCAGTTGCAAGCACTTCTAACTTTGGCACTTTTGAAGGAAAGGGAGTCAGTAATACAAATCCTGGTTATGCAATTGTAGAAAATGAAATTATTAAATATGAAAGTGTTGGGTCTGGAACACTAGAAACAATAGCAAGAGGTCAATTATCAACACTTGCTATTCCTCATGGTGTTAACACTCAAGTCTATAAGTATGAATTCAATGGTATTTCTTTGAGAAGAATCAATACAACTCATGATATTAGTGACTTTGGTTTAGACATTGATAGTTATCATATTGAGATTGATAGAACTTCTAATGGTGAAGATAGAAGTCTTGATGGCACACCTACAAATTATCCTCAACTTTCATTTACAACTGAATTAAATTCTGGAGGAAATGGTGTATTTGCTACAGAAAATATTCAATATGATTCTATCATTCCGTTCTATAGAATTATATCACCAACCGATGCAACTTCAGTCTCTGCAAAAATCAGAAGTGTGAGTGGAACTAGTGTTTCTGGTAGTGAAGTATCATTTAATGATTTGGGTTATGAAGATATACAATTAAATTCTCTTAATGAATTGTCTTCTACAAGAATTGTTTGCTCCAAAGTAAATGAAGATACATATCTAACTGCACTACCAAGAAATAAGTCCTTTACTACAGCAGTTACTTTAGAAACAACAAATAAGTATGTTTCTCCACAGATATTCTTAGATAACTGCTTCACCGATTTCCATAGTAATAGAATTAATTCTCCAATATCTAATTATTCTTCAGATAATAGAGTTAATTCATTTATTGAAGATCCACATTCTGCAATTTATGTATCAAATACAGTTAGACTTTCACAGTCCGCAACTTCTCTAAAAGTTATATTATCTGCTTATAGACATTCTTCTGCAGACTTTAGAGTATTATACAGTTTAATTAGACCAGATTCTAGTGAAATTGATCAAGCATTTGAATTATTCCCGGGGTATAATAATTTAACTGTGGATAATAATAATGATGGTTATCTCGATGTTGTAGATCCTGCAAATAATAGCGGATTACCTGATGTATTTGTTCGCCCAAGTAGAGAAAATGAATTCTTAGAGTATGAGTTTTCTGCCAATAATCTTGGAGAGTTTACTGGATATATTATAAAAATTGTAATGTCATCTACAAACCAAGCGTATCCTCCAAGATTTAAAGATTTAAGGAGTATTGCAGTCAGATGATGATACCAGTAAAAGGTCACCCGAATTTGTACAGAGATGAAGAGTCTGGTGCTATTGTCAATTTTGATAATAACTCTTATAATCAGTATGTGAATAGTTTAAATAATAGAAAATCTCAAAAAAGAGAGTTAGACGAAATGAAGAAGGATATTGAAGAAATTAAGTCTTTACTAAAGGAGATTGTAAATGGATCCAAGTGAAATAAAATTACAATCAATAGATAAATTATTTGAGTATGAAAAACACTCTAGAGTTATTGATAACTTAACTGAAGAGGAATTAAGAATTTTTGCAAAACTATACTTTAAGTTGTATTTGAAACAACAAGAAACTGTTGTAGACCTAATGAATCTTTAGAATATAAATATCTTAAGGTAATTCATTATTAAGTAATGTCAGTTTATGCATCTAACATTATAATAGAGCAGGGATTTGATTTTTCTAGTAACTTTGCCTTAGGGGATTCTAGAACCAATTCAAGTTTGAATATTACTGGATATGGAGTTACTGCACAATTGAGAAAAACTTATTCTAGTTCATCATATACATCTTTTGAATCAACTATTTTAGACTCTGAAGTCGGAATCATTAGAATATCATTAACTGATGATCAGACTTTAAGTTTAAAACCAGGTAGATATGTTTTTGATGTTCTTATTGAAATTGGTGGATTAAATTCTGGTGGAACTAAATATAAGGCATTTGAGGGAATGGCTCTAGTAAGACCGGGAGTAACGAGGTAATGTCTAGCATACCAGATAGAATTGGTGGACAGGGAGTAATAAAAGTACTTTCGAATATTAGTGGATCTTCAATATCAAGAATAGTTGATTTAAGTGATGTAGATGTATCATCTTTAGCAGACGGGTACTTTTTAGAGTATAATGCAGATACTTCTAAATTTATAACAACAGATACATTTAGATTTGTAAGAAATATCAATGTAACTGATACAACAACAACTCAAAATTTAGATGTAGTTGGTATAACTACATTTAGGGGAGATTTATATGTTGGATCTGATTTATATGTCAGTGATTACTTAATATATGAAAAATATTTTGATGGTCCCAATGGAATAGGATATTTTGATGATGATGGTAAGTTAATAGGTGCTGCAAGTACAGAAAATGCAATAAACACTAGTAATTTTATACTAACAACTGATGAACCGACTGGAATACCAACTTGGACTAGTGTAATAGATGGAGGTGTTTATTAATGTCAAAACCAAACACTAGACAAGAACTAATTGACTATTGTTTAAGGAGATTAGGTGCTCCAGTTCTAGAAATTAATGTTGATGATGATCAAATAGATGATTTGGTGGATGATACTATTCAATACTTTAATGAAAGACATTATGATGGAGTTGAAAGAATGTATCTAAAATATAAAATAACTCAGGATGATATTGACAGAGGATCTGCAAATTTGAATAATCCTGTAGGAATTGTTACTACAACAGGAACTTCAACAATCGTCGGAACGGCAACAACATTTAATTTTTATGAGACATCTAATTACATACAAGTTCCAGATTCTGTAATTGGTATTGAAAAAATATTTAAATTTGATACCAGTTCAATATCTGGTGGAATGTTTAGTATTAAATATCAGTTATTTTTAAATGACTTATATTATTTTAATTCTGTAGAGCTTTTGCAATATTCTATGGTAAAGTCTTATCTAGAAGACATTGATTTTTTACTCACTACAGATAAACAAATAAGGTTTAACAAAAGGCAGAATCGATTATATCTAGATATTGATTGGAAATCTCAATCTAAAGATACTTATATTGTAATAGATTGTTATAGAGCTCTGGATCCTCAATCATTCTCAAAGATATATAATGATTCTTTTGTTAAAAAGTATTTAACTGCTTTGATTAAAAAGCAATGGGGACAAAATTTAATTAAATTTCAAGGAGTGAAATTGCCCGGAGGAATTGAATTAAATGGTAGACAATTATATGATGACTCTGTAAGAGAATTGGAAGATATAAAGCAAAGAATGTCTTTAGAATATGAATTACCACCTTACGATTTTATTGGATAACAATGGCACTCAATCCTTTCTTTTTACAGGGATCTCCTGGAGAACAAAGTCTTATTCAAGATTTAATTAATGAAAACTTAAAAATATATGGAATAGAAGTTTACTATATTCCAAGAAAATTACTTAAAACTGACAATATCCTGAATGAAGTTAATTCATCTAAATTTGATACTAATTTTACAATAGAAGCATATTTGAATAATTATGATGGTTATGGTCCAGATAGTGATATTATGTCTAAATTTGGAATAAAATTAAACAATGAAATTTCATTAGTAATATCAAAAGAAAGATTTGAAGAATTTATATCACCCTACTTATCTGAAATAATGTCATTATCTAGGGCATATTACCAAGGTGAAGACTTGGCATTTGTAAGTAGACCAAAAGAAGGTGATTTAATTTTTTTCCCTTTGGGAGAAAGATTGTTTGAGATAAAACGAGTTGAAATGGAAAAACCATTTTATCAATTGGGAAAAAATTATGTTTATGAATTATCTTGCGAATTATTCGAATATGAAGATGAAGAAATTGATACTGGCATTTCCGAAATAGATGATGTTATGGAGGACATTGGATATATAACAGATCTTAAATTAGTTGCATTTGGAGGATCTGCTAGTTGTCAATCAGCAATAAGTCCTCTTTTTGGAGTTAGTAAAGTAGTTTTATTGAATGATGGATATGGATACACAGAAACACCCACAGTCAGTATAAGTCCACCGACAGGAAATCCAGATACCTCATCAATATTAGGAGCTATTAGTGTTTCAGAACTATCAAAAACTGCAAAAGCAGTTGCAATAACAACTTCTGTTGGTGGTGTTCATTCAGTAAAAGAAATTTTAATTACAAATGCCGGATATGGGTATACAGAACCTCCAGCAGTGTCTATTATTGGTGGTTCTGGTTCTGGTGCAATAGCAACTTGCATAATATCTACAGGATCAATTCTAAATATTGGAATAGTGGATAAAGGTGATAGATATTACATACCACCAACCATTACAATAGATCCTCCAGTTGGTGGTGGAACAACCGCAACAGCAATATCAAGAATTAGTGCTGGTAGATTATCAGAAGTTTTGATGACAAATGCTGGATCTGGGTATACCTCTATACCAAATATAAATGTTTCTCCACCACCAAATGTAGGATTTGGGACTTATATTGTTTCAGAAACAGTAACTGGATCACTTTCAGGAACTACCGCAGAAGTTAGATCTTGGACAAATCCCGGTAAAGATATTGATAAGATTCTTAGAGTTTCTATAAATAGTGGTAAATTTAGTGAAGGTGAGAGTATTGTTGGATCCTCTTCATCTGCCATTTACACATTAAAATCATATGAAGATGATACTTCTAAGAGTGATAAATATTCTGATAATAAAGAAATAGAAGATGAAGCAGATAAAATTTTAGATTTCACAGAAAAAAATCCATTTGGAGTATATTAATGTTAGGCACATATTATTATCATGAAATTATCAGAAAAACAATAGTTTCATTTGGTACTCTTTTTAACGATATTCATATAAAGCATAAAAATAATTCAGATAATGTAATTTCAGATTTGAAAGTTGGTCTTTCATATGGACCAATGCAAAAGTTTTTGGCAAAAATTGAGCAACAAGAACAATTAAATAAAGCAATTGCCATAACTTTACCCAGAATGTCCTTTGAAATGACATCAATTCAATATGATTCGACTAGAAAAGCAGGAGTAACTCAGACATTCAAAGCTTTAGATGGGACAAATTTGAAAAAGGTTTTTATGCCAGTTCCATATAATATTGGATTTCAACTAAATATCCTTAGTAAGTTAAATGATGATGCTTTACAAATTATTGAGCAGATATTACCTTATTTTCAACCATCTTTCAATTTAACTGTAGATTTGATTAGTTCTATAGGAGAGAAAAGGGATATACCAATTGTATTAGACAATATTTCATTTCAAGATGATTATGAAGGAAATTTCACAACAAGAAGATCTTTGATTTATACACTCAATTTTACTGCGAAAACATATTTATTTGGTCCAATTGCAGATTCTACAGACGGACTTATTCGTAAGGTACAAGTTGATTATTATAATTCCACAGATACTGCAACGGCAAAAAGAGAAATGAGATATACTGTTACTCCAGATCCTATTGATGCAGGCCCTGATGATGATTTTGGATTTACTGAAGTTTGGGATACTTTCGATGATTCCAAAACTTATAGTCCAACACAGCAAGATGATATTTGATATGTTATGAGTAATAACTATGAAGGATTAGATTCTGCTCTCAATATTAAGAGTGATATTGTTGAGATAGAAAAAGTAAAAGAGGAATTGAATATATCTCCAATAAAATCGGATGATATTCAAAAGGACTATGAGTACACTAGAGCAAATTTATATTCTTTGATTGAAAAAGGTCAAGAAGCAATCAATGGAATAATGGAACTTGCTGGAGAAGGTGGAAGCCCTAGAGCATATGAAGTTGCAGGTCAGCTTATTAAAAGTGTTGGTGATGTTACCGATAAACTTATAGATTTGCAAAAGAAACTTAAAGATGTTGAAGAAGAATCTGTAAAAACAACTAATAATGTTACCAATAATGCTGTCTTTGTTGGATCAACATCAGATCTTTCAAAATTATTAAAACAAGGTTTTCTAAATAGTAAAGAATAAATTAATTTTAATGGGAACACTTCATCATTGGTTTAAA